TAAAGCGTTTTGTTTATTATTGAAAGTACTCCAGTCGGTAGAAGATAAAGCTCCTCTATTAGTAGCACTTGCAGTAGGGATATTTAAAGTAATATCTCCGCTTGAAGTAATTGGACTGTTAGAAACCGATACATCAGTTCCAGTAGTACCTAAGGCCAAACCAACACTTGTAACCGTTCCTACGCTCCAAGATCTATTTGCAGTTAAGTCATAAGACGTACCATTGATAGATAATGTTCTTACGTTAGTTACAGGAGTATATCCTAAGCCAGTAGTAACATCTGAGCTAGTTAAAGCTAAAGTACCACCTAAAGTCAAGTTGCCTGAACCTGTAACACTTCCGCTCAAGCTCAAACCGCTAACAGTTCCAGTTCCACTTACGCTAGTTACAGTACCTACATTCCAGCTTCTGTTAGCCGATAGATCGTATTCTGTTCCGTTGATGGTAAGTGTACGAGTATTATCTACCTTAGCATTTAAAGCATTTTGTAGGTCTGTTTGGTTAGATAAAGTTCCTGTGATAGAACCCCAAACCGCATTAGGCTCAGAAATCTTCACATAAACGCTACCAGACCAACGATAAACAAAATTGGTATCTAAGGTGATATAAATCTTTCCAGTCTCTCCAGTCGCGGGTAATGCAGCGTAGTTAGCAACCTCAACTACATCATCTACGTAGCTTGGTAATTGAGTAGAAGGAACTTTACCAGCACCGTCTAAGCTCGCATATCCATTAGCCACTCCCTTGTTTGCTACGTTCTCAGGAGTATATCCTAAAGCAGCTTGTTTATTGTTAAATGTATTCCAGTCGGTAGAGCTTAAGTAACCATCAGCAGACGCTCCAGATTGAGTAATACCGATAGTTCCAGAACCAGTGATTGTTCCGCCTGTAAGAGGTGCAGAAGTACCAACTGAGGTAACTGTACCAACACTCCAAGATCTATCAGCAGAAAGGTCGTAACCTACGCCATTGATAGTCATGATTCTTGAGTTAAGTGCTGGAGTATATCCTAATGCAGTAGTTACGTCTCCTGATGATAATACAACTGCTCCAGTTCTAGTATTGAAAGATGTTACACCTACATTTACGCTATACGTTCTATTGGCTGATAAATCAAAGGTCTCACCATTAATTGTAATTGTTCTTGTATTAGGTACTTTATTAGTAAATGATTCGTAATCTACTGAAGATAGATAACCATCTTGTATTGCACTAACTTGTCCTAATTTGGTTTTAATCGAAGCATTTGTTTCGTCACCTGTATTTGTTCCTGAAGTCGACCCGCTTACGTTAGATGCAGTTAAAGTGCCAGTGAATAAACCATTGCCGTCTACATGCAGTTTTTGAGTAGCAGTAATCCCGATACCAATTCCAGAAACGCTCTCAGAGATAATACTTGAGCCAATAGCTGAAGAAGAAGTAAACTTAGGGATAAATGTTGCAGTACCGCTACCTGTAATCAATCCAGACTCCGAAAGGTTTTGCCAATCTACTGCACTTCCAGTTGAAACTAGAATTTGTCCATTAGTTCCTGGATTATTATTTGTATCATAAAGTGGGCCACTAAGCCTGAAATTGCCATCGACAAATACAGTAGTAGCAGACAGATATAACGGGGTGTTATTGCCCAAACCATCAGTAATCTGCTTAAGAGACACTGTGATTGGCCCATTATCTGTTATTTTTAATAACGCATCATACGTAGATGCTATGGTTTGTCCGGTTAGTGATGCCATTTATATTTTTGCTCTAATATAGTAAAAAAAATTAACTTTTGCAACATTATTTTTCAAGAAATTATTTCCAGAAGTTTTTAATAAACTCCATTCCTTTTTGGTCTATTGTATTTAGGAAATAGTATCTTCCTCTTATTGGCCCCTCTTTAAAATAAAAGTTAGGGTTATCGCTTCTATATGGTGCAGCTACTGCATTTGCGTCTATCCCACTTTCCCATCCAGTTTTTATCGTAAATGGATAACTAGGATATTGTCTTGTACCAAATTCCAAGTAGATGAATTCTCTTATTGGTTTGGCGATAGCTGTGCCCGTTATTACACTATTTGTAGACGATATTTGATAATATATTGGGTCTATTGTTAACTGAACCCTTTGATCTAAATTATCGCCTCCGTATTTGCTATTTGTCGAGTTTGTAATTCCAACAACAGCTTCCTGAACCTTTCTCTCCGCTCTTGACTGGATATTTTCTACAAACTTCTTGTAATCATTAATTACAGTATTTGCATCTCCTGATTTGCTACTGAATGACCGACTTGTATTTCTAACTACTGCCATTACTTTCTAAGCCAACCAACTATCTTTAAGTAAAATTTACGCTCATCTTCGATGATAACCGAGTGGATGATGTAATCGTTACCTCTGTATCTAATCTTATATTTCTTATCAATGAACTGGCTATTCTCAGCCCAAGTTGTTAATATTTGCTCCCAGATAGTAGGCTCATTCCAAGTCAAAGAATCTCTATATCTAAGAATAAACTCGAACTTGTTATTAGTTACTCTCTCCCCACCCTGAACCGATAATCCTCCATCATAAGGTTGTACCTTAGCGAATGTCTGATACGATGCTTGGTAAGTAGGTTTAGTACCACCAGTCTCATCATACGTCAGTGAGTAGGTAACCAGTTCTATAATTTCCCTAAAGTCAGATGTCTTATGGAATGTTCTTCTCATTAGAATAAATAAACTCTTCTGTAACTAGCTGCTGTTTGTTTTGCACTGTTTGACAACTCAGTAACCTGAGAGGCATCCATAACATTTTCTCTAAATTCAAAGTCCATACCTACCTGCTTCATGATAGCAACTTTCAAGTCACCCGGAAGTGGGTTATATCCAGCTACATATTCAATCTCAATAGGGTTGATGATACCTCCATAGAAACGAATGTTCTTGAAGCTATTACCGGTAACTAAATAATCAGTACCCGCAGTAAGCGTAGTTTTAACTCCTGACTCATCAATAGACTTAACGTGGGTTATAGATTGTATTGGCCCGTAAGGAATATCAATATTTTCTGCAACCTGTTGGAATGTAGCCACTAGTGTTTTAGTAGCAAAACTACAACCTGTATAACGCTCCATCTTTGATCTAGCACCTGTAATTAGGGTAGCCAATAGAGTGTCCCAAGAACCGTAGTCGATGTTAAGGTAATCCTTCATCTCTTGTACGGTAACTGGTTCAGATACTAAATCTGTTTTAATTTGAACGTCAAGTCCTAAAGTCATTATTTAGTCTTTTTAGCGGTTTTTAATTCTTTTGTTTTAACAACTGGCTTCTCTTCTTTTTCTTCTAGGATCTCTAAGATCTTTACGAATTTCTTGTTTAGTAAGAGTTCAGCTCTCTCGTCACTTACTTCAAACTTCTCTCCCTCTCTAACGAATCTTTCTAATTCTAAGTCTCTGTAAGCCTTAACTACTTCAATCTTTGTCATAACTATTTATTTTTTGAAAGTAGGGGAGGAAACGATCCTCCCAGTAGAAAACTACTTTCCAAACTACTTTATAGATTAGGCAACGTTACCTAAGTCAGCAAATACGAATGCATCTGGACGGTCGATAGCTAATACCTCACGAGCCTCGATACGAACAGTAACTAAGTTTTTCTGTACGTTATCTGAATCTTGCTCGAAGAATTCAACTTTCAGGTCGTCAACAACTACACGCTTCGCCATGTTCCAGTCACCTAACAATACTTTATCGTCAGCTACGAAAGATGATTTGAATACAGGGATACCAGCGATAGCAACTTCGCCACCAGCAGTGATAGTGAAACCACCAGGTACTGAGTAATCAGCAGGTTTAGTTTGTAACAAACGAGCCCATTGCTTAGGGTTAACTACGATACCGTTTACTGAGAAGTCAGCAGACTCTAAGTTAGCTACGTAGTCGATGATTTGTTCAGCATCTACAGTTGCAGAAGTGGTAGTAGAACCAGTAGCAGCACCAGTTAAGTCGGTGTAGAATTTGCTATCTTCAGCTTTGTAGAAGTCACGTAATAACATATCAGGCAAAGCAGACTGCAAGAAAGGTAAGTCTTGCAACATAGATTTGTCGATACGAGCGTAACCAGCGATGTAACGAGCAGTGTAAGTAACAGCAGTTAAATCGTAGTCAATTTGAGTTTTAGCATCACCTGGAGTAGATTGTACTGAGATAGAACCTTCAGCACCAGTTTCACGATACAGGGTATAGATACCAGTAGCAGAAGCTACAGCAGGGATCAAGTCTCTGAAGTTGATTTTACGGTTAGGAACCATAGCAACACCTGGTTGGTAAGTGCGGATAGCATCACCAGTCAAGTTGTTAGCAACAGTCATAGTACCAACAGCCTTCATGCTCATAGCAACTTTGTTACCCAAAGATACTTCTCTGATAGACTCGAAGTTTTTAGCGATCAATTCGCCAAAAGATGATTTAAAAGATTTTTCTTCCATTTTTTGTTCAGTAGATTTTTGTAATTTTTGTTCAACCTCGTCTAAGCGAGCGTTAATTTCTTGTGCTTTCTCGCTGATTTTAGCTTCAACATTAGCGTTGATTGCTTCTTTCAACTCAGCAGCTTTTTGTTCAACTTTTTCCATTTTGATATTCTTGAATTAGACTATTTAATAATACTTCATACTCATCCTCCATCTCGGCTTCTACCATAGGTTCTTCTGCAAGTGCAGCTTCTACTACGATTTCTTCCTCAACTTCTGGCGCTTCTTCTTCCATCTCTGGCATTTCCTCTTCCATCGGGTTTTCATGCTCCTCAGTATCCTCTACTTCGATAGTTACCGTAACGGTAGCCTTATCTTCGGATGGCTCAGGAGTTTCAACTGATGCTTCTTTGAGTTCTGCTAGTTCTTTCTGAAGTTGCAAGAATTGAAGTTCTAGTTTTGCGAAAGTTTCATCGGTATATTTACCGTTCTTAATAGCCTTTAGGATATTATCCATCATTTGGCTAACTGTTTCAAAATTTTTCATACCTGTAATCGGGGTCATCTCGTTAGCTCCCCAACCTTGCAGTGAAGAACCTTCGTATAACTTAACCTCAGAGATTTCGTTAAACGACCCCATGTTTTTTTGTTTGATTGTAACAAAGCCGATAGAATGTTCAGTGATTAACCCATCCTCTACCATCAATAAGAAGTCTCTTCCTAAAGTATGGCGACCAGCTTTACTTTCGTAGTATAGACCTTTCTGATCTTCCTGAAGCATTTGGATTTTACCTACCGCTTTAGTAGCATCATGGTCTAATAAGTGACGTACACGAGCAAAGTTCTCGTTGATAGTTTTAGTAAAGGCTCCTTTACGGATTACATCACCATCACTATCCATATTATCGAACGATGAGAAGTAACCGGTAACGATACCCTTCTTAACGTCTACGTCAGCAATTCCTTGACTTAAGTTTTTGTATTGCAACATATCTTAATTGTTTTCGATTTCTTTTAGTTTGTTAATAGCCCACTCAATACCTTCAGTACCTCCCCAAGCATCCCACATTAAACCACCGCAACCTTTATCGTAAGGTACGTTAGCATGTTGTTGATGACGTTTAAAGCTGGCCATACGAGCAATGGTGTCTCTAGTTAATGGCTCACGATTAGCTAATTGATTAGCACGAGCCTTTCCTACAGGAGTACCGCAACTTCCCCAACCATTTTCTTCAGCATATTTCAATGCACGCTTTGCGTTATCAGTAGCAGCTTGTGGGTAATCGCTATAGCTATCAGCTTTCTTATTTGGCTTCTTTGCATAAGCATCTAGGAAACGTGTAACAAAGCTCATCGCAAATGCATTCTCATTGCCTCTTAATCCTTGCTCTGCAAATACCTGAAGGCCTCTAGCAAATACTTCTTCTAGTTTGCCGACTGTTACTCTCTTGCCCGGATTGTTCTTATTAAACTCTCTGGCCATAGACTCGAACTGAGCCAATGGTTTTTCATCTTCAGTAGGCTTATATCCTTTTTGGGATTCTGCAATTCTGATCGCTTGCTCAACTGGGTCGCTATTTACCTTGTCGATAGGCTGAACTTGGATAGAAACGTAAACTTTGTCCATGTTAGGATCTTCGCTTCTACCATAACCCATTTCCTCAAGTTTTTGATTAGGAGTTAACCACCAAGCTCTTTCTAAGTACGAGATTTGCTCTTTCTTGTCCTCCTGTAGTTCAGGGAACACGTCTAAGTCAAAATCCAAGAAGTAGCGTTTGTTCTCAGACTTATTATAAGGCTCTACAAGCCACTTATTGAAGTCAGCCCTAGCTGAGGTAAGCTCAGGTAGAATTGCGTCGCTTATAAGGGCTTTACGTGCCTCGTACATGTTATTGTAAGTCTTGTTATCAGGGTCATTTAATAATGCCGAGTTAACACGATAGATATTACATAACTGACGAAGGTTCATCTTCATAGCAGACATAATCTCTAAGTCAACCGAAGAAAGACCTAATTGCTGCCATCCGATTTTAGCTGAAGTAACGATGATGTTACCTGCATTCTCAGGGCCACTATATTCTGCTTTGTATTTTCTTTGGATTTCTGCTGCTTGCTCAGGAGTTAGGTAGCTATCGGTACTATTGTCAAATAAGATACCTTGAGCACCTGTGTTTTGTAGCATCTTCACACTCGCAGTCTGAGCATCGTTGGATTGTTGGAGCACCCTTAAGGCTGCACGCAACGGAGATTGTCCATAAAGGTGGGATCCTTCTACTGAGTAATCCGAGTTCCAGTATTTAGAGTGCATAACCTTTTCGGCCATGATTTCTTGGAAGTCGTAAGCAGTAGTAATGGTATAGCCTTTAACAGGGTCGTATTTACCGCCACTAACGATTCTAGTCAAATGAGCAGGCAATACGTAAAGCTGTTTGAATTTACCAGCGTTAGGGCCAGTAACAGCACCTACACCATAAACATAAGAGTTCCCGGTGATAAGTTTAAATCCTAAGTAATTGTCCATGAACTCATAGAAGCTCTGGAAGTCATTAGGGTTATGGAGTGTTTGGATGATAGGGTGACGCTCGTCAACTTCTACCAATGCCTTTTGTCTTAAGTGGTTTGCCTCTGCGATGTCTTGAGGTTTGCTCATATTCGCAGTAAAGGACTTATATCTTTGGAAGGCTCTGTCGTC